TGTCTTAATTCCGCATTTTTCAATGTTATCTCTGAGGTATTCCCTAATCTCCAACGGTTTCCCCTCCATTGGCTCAACCCCTGCCAGTTCAAACCAGTAACGGCCAATAGCGGTCTGACCTGTAAGGAAATCATAAGCGGCTTCTTTCCTGTTCTCCTATCTCCCGCAACGGTTGTTATGGACATGCGGAGTTTCCTTTTTGCGCTTTGCCGGTTGGTTCGAAATCATGTCGAGAATACCGGACCAAATAACGCTACACGCAAGCCGCCGCTCTGCTGTGATGATGTCCTGTGGTTCTCCTGTTGACAGTATCCCCCGCATATCCGCTCCTTGGATTTAATTTCAGTAACGAATAACAAGTTAAGTCAATTTACGCCTTTTAAACTTCGCGGCCTTGGCAAAGTTCAGCCGGTTCTTTTTACGCTTGCCACGGCCACAACTCTTTTTATAACGGGCATAATCTTGAATCGACATGCTACGGAGTTTGATCGAAGTGACCGGCTTTATAGACGAGTCTTTAATCTCAAGAACATTACCGACCATGGGCATAGACGTTGCCGCTAGTAAACTTGCCATTGCACTAATCAAACTCCTGTTTCTAGGTCCTGTTGACATAAACCCTCCATATCTAATTTTAATTTAATCCTTCTTCGCCTCATGCTCGTCAATCCTGAGATAAATCATGTTGCGGATTAAAGAGGCCATGCTGATACCGCTTTCATCAGCTACCTTTTTGAACTGCTCGTGTTTGTCTGCTGGCAACTTCACCGATATTCCTATCAACTGCTCTAATTCTTCCACTTAATCACCCCCTCTTTTGTTTCAACTTGATGTGGTTATAAAGCAAATAATTTTACATTGCAAGCAAATAATTTTACATTGTGTTAAAAAAAGAGACAGCAGATAAAAAAAGTGCCCTATTGAGTGCGGAGGGTCACGTCAATAGGGCAGGTCTATGCCTGGGAGTCAGCCAGGGAACCGTTATTGTAATTGGTTACTTATTCAGCGCACCGTTCGGCACGTTCGAGTAGTTTAATCGCCGCACCTGTGGTGAAAACATACCCGTCAAAGTTTGCGGAGTCGCCTTTCAAAATCCTCTGTACTTGGGATTCCGGCATTACTATTACCGGAGTCCTTACACAACCCGTCAATGCGCTGAGAGACAGCACCAACATTGCCGTCAACAATATCATTCCTACCCTGCTGGACTTTATCATCTGACGCCTCTTTAGCTCGTTGTGGGGAGCTTGCCAGCCATGCCTTGACCAATAGCCCTGCAATGGTGACAAGCCCCGCGATAACCGCGCCCCATTCCATCACTTGGCCGCAATGGGACCGGAGGCCACAACTCGGCCATAAATAGCGAGTGCGCCACCGGCCATTGAAATCAACTCTGTGGTGAGTCCCTCGGCATCCAGTTCGTAACCGTACTTTTTAGCCACCATTGCGCCGATCATAGCCACAACACCCCAAACTGTTTTACTGGTCAACAGATCCTTTAACATAACTTCCTCCTTTTGGTTGTACTTCACGATGTTCACGGCAACACGCATACCAGATGATTAAGGCGCCTATTTTCTCGCACCGATGATGTAAGGCTTTCTTGCCACACACTCGGCATGTCAAAATGAATGAGTTACCGGCCAATTTAAAAAAGCCCCGTCGCAACCTGTCGAACAATCCTTTCCCCGCGCCCTTCTTTCGGTCCAGCTCCGTCAGTATCACCGGACTTGCCAACTTGTCTGAACCAAAGTGAACGCTTTAGGCCACCGGCTACAGAGTCCCACGGTACTTCTTTGTTCTTGAAGATGAAAGATAGAGTATTCTTGAAGGAGTAAAGCCCCTCCGGTCCGTCCGGCCTGCCGGTTCCCATGTTGAATATCAGTTGAATGAAGCACTCTTCCCGGCACTCGTTGAACTTGGATTCATGTCCTTTAAACATCTTCTTGAATCCAGCAACAGCAGTATCAAGGTGGGCCTCAAGAAGGATGGACGCCGCTTCTTTTGAGATAGTAGCCCCTTCACCTGGAGCTTTACATCCATATCCGAACGTCCATTGCTTCACGTCCCAATATGCTTTAGCTCTGAAACCCTCGTCCTGTTTCAGCGTTTTCATCACTCTATTTTTGTCCATCAATAACGCTCCTTTTGCTGCAATCTAATTTGCAATCGCTACAGTCAAAGCTCTTCAATACCCACCCATGAATAGGACATTCTTTCATTTGGCCGGAGGTCATATCTTAGCCGCCACGCCTGCACTGTTTGAAATAATCTCTACCTTAATAATAGTACTTACTGAAGAGGGAGCAGCCATTGTGTTTGTGACTACATTGCCCCTAACCACATGATATGGCCCTATAAGTGTATTGTATGGAGTAACGCTTGTTATATACGAATGCTTATTTTCTTTAACTATGTCGGTTGTAAACGTCACTGACCCGTTTAGGTTGCTGATACTGCACAAGTGTTCACCATAATATGTATAGTCAACTCCTCCTGATGTTATTATCGTGGTGATATACAATTTAAACGCTGCATATTGTCCCGATGTCAGAGCAACAAAACTAAGTGGATATATTGTGAAGGTAGTACCGCCTGGGGCGGAATCTAGTGTATTAGACCGGAACTCCCTATTATATTCCACCGGGACAGGGTAGATGTAACCTCGCCCTCTTAAATCAAATTCCATATTAGGGAACAGCGAAGTGTCTGATGGGTCTTGGATAAAAGTTCCTGCATTACCATTTACCCCTTTAACCCTTATATTTGCGTTTGTTACTGCTGAAGCCCCTAGATACTGCTTACAATCTTTATAAAAATCACCATTAGAATTAAGAGTGACTAGGTTTGAGCCTGTTATAAAATAGAAAGCCTCTCTGTAAGTGTTGAATGTATTACCTGAACTATTGATTATTAGCTCTGCTGTACTAGCTTTAATATACACGCCTTGGTTGTCACTTGAATTATTGACCCCTCTAAATGAGTTACCTGATATAGTAACATCTGATGCAGCTGAACAGTCCAACAATACCCCCCTGTTAGGTGCGGTCCCGCCAACTGCCCCCCAAAAAGTATTGTTGTTAATTACTACCCCACTGTATGAGGTAGTAAGATTTATACCTACTGTTGTTCTGAAAAAGTCATTCCCTGATATACGAATATTCGTACCAGTGTCAATCCGTACGGTTCCATTAGTTTCGCTAGATATATCAAAAACATTCCCGCTGATTTCCACATCATCAACGCTTTCGAGATACAGGAAAGCGCCTTTCCCGTAATATCCCCCGATATGATTACGATGGAAATAGAGAGAAGTCGTACCCCCTGCGGGATTGTAGAAGAAATATGATCCAGGGATATCAACCGTGGATCTGAGTGAAAAACTCACATTTTCGACTCGACACGACATTCCGACAAATCTAAAAGTAATTGCTGGATCGGTTGTGTTTAGGGGTACATGCACAATCATAGGAGTTGACACCCATACGCCAGCGGTACGCCCCTTCATTTGCAAATCTCCGCTTATTATCACGGTACTGGTGATTTTATAACATCCAGAAATAATAAACGCGATAGTACGGAGGACCTTATTTGTATCAGTTAAAAGTCGATCTTGTGACAGATACAGACTATCAGCGCATTTTTGAAATGCAGCAGTTGAGTCTCCCCCAGTATCAGTACCGGGAATGTACGAAGGATCGGCTCCCCACCATTCGGGATATGCCTCGACTGTTAGCCCACCCTTAAATGCCACGTCGCCATCACCCGCAAACACCTGATAACGCCCAGCCTTAAACGGTCCAGCAATCGTTAATGTGTGCGCTGTAGTCGTAATCATCCCGCCATACTCAACCACAAGCCCCCTGCCTGCCGTGTCAATGTTTGCTGTCATGGCCTGAGCATCGGTTACTACAATGATTTTTCCGAGCGTGTCAGAACTCGCAAAAGCCGCATTCAATCCGCCGTACTGGTTACAGTTCACCGCGTTCCGATAATGTCCGATTGTCGTATCAGCACTATTTACTATATCCTGACGAAGTGCCGCATCCCCGATCGATACAAAATAATCATCATCTGTTGACCATGTGCCAATTGTGGTATATGGCAAAACGGTTGACGCTTTAGCCCTGTAATATTCCCCACTGTAAATAAATATTTCGTTGTATCCAGTGATTTCAAGCCCACCGGCATAAGCCCCGATATCGTTGTAATGCGACATGCCTGCCCATGTAGGCCGGGACACGCCTAGTCTATCTGTCCATCTCGCCTGATTGCCGTTTACAGCTATGTCGAGATTTTGAGCGTTATCTGATAAATCCCGCGCGTCTGTGCTTCCTATCGGATTGCCGGTATCGTATGCCATTTTATCCCCCCACTTGATTAGATGTTTTATCCATTAATGTTTTAATGCTGCCTTGCTGGTCTATATATCGATTGCGTGATTTAATTTCTTCTACATCTTTTCTGAGGGTTTCTATCCGTTCTGCATGTTGCATATTCACAATATCGTTTTTATTCAGACTCGACTGAATATCTGTGGTTTTTGTGATTAAGACAGTGAGCCCCGACATAAGCACAATCCCTATAACCCCTAGAAACCAAAGCATAGCCACCCATCGACCAGAACTTTTATCAACGGTAGTCTGCAACGTGTCGGTCAACTCTCTGTGTTTTTGACATTCTTGGTCGTAAACCTTACGGCCCGTTCCGTCTCGTTCGGCTTCAAACTTTTTTTCCATATCCCCTCCTATGGTGTATTGTCATCATCAGAATAGCATCGAACGTCATAGTTACTCGCTTCAACAGAAACCTTATTATCCCCGCCATGTGATATCGAGGTCACCAATACCGGATAACTCCATCTGTTAACCGTTCCGAATATCAAATGAGGAGGCTCAACTGTCCATGTCGTGTCTGGTTCGAAGTCGATTGACTCAACCGATAGAATGTAATCACTGACTCTCGTTGCTGTGTACGGCCCTGAAAGCGTACCGTCCTGCCTGCGTATGCCCACTACATGAGTTTGACCGTCTACCCACGTGAAAGGCTCTGAGGATTTCAACAATATTTCTGTGCCGGTATCGGTTAAATCAAGGAGGATCGCAGATTGACTGTACCCGGGAACATCGTCTCCAACGGCGCAAAATGAAAGATAGTGGCTGTTCAGCGCGTCAAGTTCTGTAGACCACTCATAAGACCATCTACGGTATCTGTGCATACGTCGCTGTCTCATGCCAATGCGCCATGCCCGTGTGCGGTCTGTGACGCCCTCTAGCGTGATCTTTTCCACCTTTACGCCTGCATCGCTTGGGAGCCTGCATTCAACTGTCTCTTTCGCCCATGTGGTAGAATTGATGTACTCCACGTCAACACCGTCAACATCGTCCGGTTGCCGAGTTGTGAAACTCCTTGAAAGTTGCTCCGTCATGTTCTGGGGGGTATACATATGCTCGTAAACAGTGCGGACCTGATCGCGTACCGGCTTTATTGCGCCCCTGTTCAAAGTTATGTCAGCGAATCCGGCACGTAAGGCAGAAAGGATTTCTCCTTTCACTGTCCCCGAATCCTCAACAGAAAAGTCGTAATAATCGCCACGGCTATTCCAAAGAGTGTCAAGTTCATCCATGGAAACAAGGTCGAGGTCTTCGTCGGTGTACCCCATGGATTTAGCGACATAGGCCACCCAAGGAATAATGCTACGTGTCGCCGCAGGCTCTGTCCATTCTCCCGCCGAGCGTGTCGGCAAAAGCCGTGTGACTATCGTGCTGACTTGGCTATCAGTCTGGGCCGAGAGTTTATCCCCGCCCCTGATCTTGACGGCCATTGTGGTAACACCAGCATAAGATGTAGGAGGCAATAGCTTTGATTTAAGCCCATACCATTCAACTGTATCCTGAACACTGGTAAGGGTAGATTTAGTTCCGATACGTCGCATTCTGACTTCCGGCCTGTACATGCCGCCTAGTGCAATCGTCTCTGTGTATCCAAGCTGGTCAAGAGTCGCGCCGGCAAACTCTTTCACGACTGATACCCATTCTCCACCGGATACAGGTCGCCATTGCAGTTCGGTTTTAACGGTGATCGGGAGTAGATTACCCTTTGTTGATATTTTCGTAATTCCACCCGGAAACATAACGTCATATTCGATCGTGTCGGTCACTTCACCACTAGGACACGCCGCGAAAGGTCCAGCCCATTCCCCTTCTTGGTCTGATGCGTCAATGGCGATTATCGCGTCATTGGTGATTGCAAAGGTGAACCCCGCCCATCCTGCGTCTATCACTCCCTCGTCTGTGAATCTGTCAACGTGTATTTCATCCCTTGGAATCCCATACTCGGATTTAATGTAAGTGATTTTGTACTTCTGGTCCTTGTACCCGATGCTCATGCGCCTTATGCCAGTTAAAAGCCCGTTCACTTGTGTTCCGCTGGGGTAGTTCAACGTCATGTACCATATTCCGTCAGAATCGGTTTCCACGCTGTTTACGACATAATTCCCTTCATTTTCGCCGGTAATCTCTATAACCATCCCGGCAAATGGAGCAAGGCCGGATAAGTCGCCTGATATAATATCTCTATCGCTCCACCCCTCGATAACTGTGTAATCCAAAAAATGCTCGATGGTGATAATGAAATTTACCGGCCAATCAGGAAACTCCCCTGCCCCTTCCGGTATCGTTATAACATCTCCGTTAAACGTGTAAGCACTGGCAGAAGATATTTCCCCAAGAACATACGTGGCATTAAGTTCCAGTCCTGATTTCCCTGTGGAAGTGCCGCCCACTTCCGGCGCTGAATGAAACCATCTGGCAGCGGATACGGCTGAAAGGTCTGCTCCTGGCTGATAGATTGTGTAATCCGCGTTAAGCTCAAGCGAATCCATGCGGGTATCGCCAATAAGGATCGTTTCGGGAGGGATATTGAACTGACCTTTGCCTATACATAAAAGCATTTCGGACCATGATTCTACACCGTCAACAAAGTACCGATGTGGAGGTAAGAGGTAATCGGGATATACTTTAAACGTACCGGCAACTTCTCGGATTATATCGTTAAGCTTTACCCTGTTGCCCTTGGCTGTTGACTCGTCAAGCTTGTTTCCTTTTTTTGTTTGTGAAGGTTTGGGAACATTCCCCGCCATCAGCATTGATGTGATAGATATGGCAACAGAGACTACAACGGCAATGATCAGCGCCCAAGAAAACGGATCTAGTCCATGCGGATCAGGGCAAATATCAAGCGTGTCTTTTGGCCTGAAAACAGTAGAAGCCCATTCACTCGGAGGTATCAAAGTTCCATTCAGGGTGATTGATATAGGCGGCTGTTCCCTGACTTCGTAAGAAGGGACGTTGCGAATCAACCAACCTTCGATAGTTTCCGGCTGTTCAATCCGATAAGTTTCAATCGGCTGACCTTCGATATTTGAGGGATAGATATTAATCACGGTAGTATTTTATCCTCATGTACCTTTTTTCGAAATCCGCCAATGATAGCCATCTGCAATTAGTTTTCGGATTGATTTCAACTACTGCCAATTTGCCGTCAATCTCGACTACTATTGCAACGTGTACGCATATCCTACCCCTGAATACTGCGGCAATCGCTCCTTGTTCTGGCTCACATTCCTGCATACCCTTTGCTACTGCCTCGTAAGCCTTTGTAAACTCCTTTGGCATAGTATGGCGTACATGGCCGAATGAAGGCAACAGCGGGAGTCCTAGGAGTTCGTGGCGGATTGTCCTGACCAAAGACCAGCAATCATGCTTATCCGGCCCTCGTGCGCCGTCTTCGTATTGGAGTCCGATGTAGTCGTTTAAAGTTTTCATCCGAGGTACTTTAATCCAGGCGCGAAAGTAGCCGTGTATTTATCCCTCGGCCATGCTGTGTTCAACAGGTCAAAGAATCCGGCCTGAATCTGAATGACAGTCCCCCTGATACTTCCAGACAATACCGTCATTCTATACGGAGGTTCAGCGGGAGTTGTTTTATCGGACGCCAAAAATGCCCTGTAGATCAAAGTTACCCGCTCCCCCGACTCTATGGCTTCGTCAATCAGTGCTTGAGCCTCACCGCCCACGTTATCAATCGCAAAAGTTAAGTTCTGAGCGCCGGAGTTGTCCTTTTTGGGCAAAGCGACCTGAATACCAGCGGCAATGAATGTCAAGGCTCTGTCATTCTCGTCAATGCAATCCTGATTTTCAAATCCGTTGCAGATAAGAATGGACTCTGACCATGCCGGACAAGTCAGCTCAAGCGTGTCAATGATGATATCCCCACCGCTTGCATATACCGTTTCTAGTATTGTCATTCCGACCAGTCCCTGTTCATTGCGATATCGAAAATATCCTGCATGAGTACGATGCTTGGATATAGCGTGTAGCTGCCGTCAAGCAGTGGCCTATCTCTTAATTCCACTTCTGCCGTGTAACGCCAAAGAGAAACGCCTTCCAGTGTCGGCCCCTTGGGAGTCTCCATAAATCGGCATTCATACGGAGACAATCCGAGAGGTGTTTTCAGGGTGAGACTGAACCAATCAGCACCAACCAGAGAAGACCACGATTCAAAAAGTTGAGACTGTGTCTGGGTTAAAAGCCATGACAGATTAGCGTAGGAGGGAATAGAGGTATATTGCACCCGCTGACGAGCGCGGCCTGATACCATCTCTGTGCGGATGATATTGTTCTCAGGAGTCAGGCCATAACCTGATCTAAGCGGTAACGGTAATATTGATGGATAATCCATTATGCCCCCACCGGTTGAAGTCCAAATTTGCGAGTCATTGCCTTTTGAACCTTGCCGTCACCCATCAGATTAGCTACCCATATATCTATCGTTTCTTTCCCGTTGTCGTCGCGCTTTTCTGATTGACCGGCTTTTGATTTATCCTCAATCAGATTTATCACCGTCCCGCTGTTTGACTGCTG